ATATGCATTACTTTATCCTTAAAATTTATATTCGTGGTCAATAAACCAAGTACCTGCTTCTATACCTGTACCTGTTCTTTTTCTTTCATAAGCAAACTTTAATTTACTTTGATAAAACTTTTTAGTAGCATAAGCTCTAAACTTTGAACCATCATGTTCATTATCTAAATCATGATAGTATCTATATCCTAACGAATCAAAAGCATGTACGTTAGTAAAAAATATATTTTGTAACCATAATAATGTTAGCACAACAAATAACTTATTCATATCTTCTCCAAAAAAAAATAGGGAGTATATTTCAACTCCCTATATAACTTAATTAATTTCAATCTTTTTAGGTTTTTGTTCTTCAGGTATAATCTGCTTGAGAGTTATTCTCAATATACCTTCGCTGAATATAACGTTTTCAACGTTTAACGTGTCTGCTAGAACAAAGTCCCTAGTAAAAGACCTTTTAGCAATACCCTTATGTAAGTATTCACTTTCTTCTGCTCTTACATAATCACCTTCTATAGTTAGATGATTTTCTTTCACAACAATATTCAAATCATCTTTCTTAAATCCTGATAAAGCAAACTCTATAACAAAAGTTTCTTCATCTTCTTTTATAATATCATAAGGTGGATAGTTTGTATCTGTCCCTCTTATGTTGTTCATCACATCAAACAATCTATCAAAGCCAATAGCTTGTCTTGACAATGTATCTACTTCAAACATATATTTATCTCCTTAAATAAGCAAGTTAAAAAAGAGTCCATCTCTGGCACTCATTTTGTAATTATACACTAAGTAACTATAAAAGTCAAGAACTTTTTTATGAACTTAGTGCAATTAATATTAATACTATGCTTATAAAAATAACAATATAATCTAACATTATAATAACCCAAAAGTATTTAGTATAGCCATAATAAATACAAATAATATCCATAAAAAAATACATGTGGCTATACCATATACTATAAAATATCCTAACCAAACCATTATATATCTACTAACTCACAAGAACCTGCTTTACATGCTAACTCCTGTGAACCTCTTGTATTATCTTCTGTTTCATATTCCTGTAACTTACTCCAATCAATATTCTTTGGCATCTTAGATTGTAAATCATTATATTGTACCTCATCTATATCCTGATAAGGTGCTTGCTGATATGTATGGTCTGAGAAAGGTAAGAATGATATACCAGATAGTGTATCAAAATTATCCCAACACCAGTTACCTACATTAATCCACTCGTGTTCCTTAACAGATATAGTTACTGATGGTTTATGTTCACACCAATGTTGTGCATAACATTTCCATATCTCTAACTGTTCAATAGCAGTCATAGTATATCTAAAGATAGCACTAGGGTCTGCTTTCATAGGAAAAGAAAAGACAGAGTTATTAGGTTGCATAACATCATCTTCACAAGGTATACCCTGGTCTGCCATAAATTGTGTTAAAGGGTCTTTCTTGTCTCCTCTTACTGTTCTAATATAATATGGATTATGTCTAGCATGTATACCACTAGCAGAGTCAACTAATTGACTAACTGTACCAGAAGGTTTAACACATGTAATAGCTGTTGACTGTGGTATACCTAACTTCTTTGACCACTCTTCATTAGTTAATACAGCTTTGTGTCTCATCTTAGATAATACATCTGGTAACTGAGTTCTCATTCTAGATAG